GCTACATTTCCAACATTTCTTGTAGCTGCAGATGAAGCAGTAGATGCGGCTGCTGCTTTTGTATTAGCATCCGCAAGTGCGTCCATAGCACCAGTAGCTTGTTTAGCACCAGATGTATTAGCCGTTGTGCTAATATCGATATTGACCTTTTTAGATGCCATATTATGGAGCGACTAAACGCCCGGTGACGGATGTATTGAGCAGGACGGATGTGCCAACTTGAGTTGCGGCAACGGAGACATTTGCATCGTAGAATGTGATTTGATTCATTTGAGAGAACGCAACGCCAGCAGTTGTATTTGTCGATGTTGGCTTATTTGTTATTCCACTTGCCGCTGGATTGGATCCATCCTGTAACGCTAGAATTGAGATATTTAGCGTTGAGTCGTTCGGAGCAAATGGGCTTTTACGAGTTATAATCAGATCGCTCCCGGCGCCGGAAACGGAAAATTGCATCTGAATCTGTGGCTGTGTTGCGAAATAGCCTCTAACTCTTTCCATCCATTGTGAAGATGTCTCGCCACTAAACGCAGGAACATTCATTACAATTGGATTCATATCTAATCCAGAAGCCGTCAAAGTAACTGCAACATTTCCAGTCGATGTAATGGTGCCAGCTCCAGTTGCTGTTTCAACTTGTCTGGTTCCCATTGCGGTAGGGAATGGTTGGCCTATCTTAAATTGACATCCTTGCTGATTGTTAAAATAGTAAGGAATAGATAACAGGAAGTAAGAAATAAATCTCTGATATTGAGTTGAAGCGGGATCAGGGAAAGCAAACCTACTATCGAACGATGCGGTTGCAATTGTACCCGGACGCCAAAATTGACGCCCCCAAGTCCCTCCGACATATGAGACGGATTGAAATTGGTTGCTGTAGGAAATATCTAGATTCGATGTCTCACCAGCTGGGCCTTGATCCCAGCCAGCGAGGTCGATTATCTTATCTCCGATGAATGCGGCTGCATACATGAATTACGCTGTTACTGCTGCAATTGTGAACATTGATACAGGAACGCCAGACGAGAATGTCCGTTTGGCTGCAAGCGTGAGTTGACCGAGTCGATTTTCAGCAGGATTGAAACGCTTCTGAAGGTCGATGATCTCAACTGCTGCGCAATCAAAATTCAATCCTCCAACAGTAGTCGTGCTGATATCGAGCGTTGCGGTTGCGAGATCCTCGCCAACATCAAGCGAACCGAAGTAAGTGTCGAATGAATCAGGAGAAATTCCAGTCGGAATACAGGTGATGTTTACGCCAAGGTTTTGCAGCGACATATCAACTGTACCCATGCCATCGACCACTACAGGATTAAGGCTCAAATCGAATCCGATTTCAAATCCAGCTTCAGAGTAGAAATTCAATGCGCCAAGAGTAGCGGTGTATGGCGCTGTAACGATCTTCGATGGATCAAAGGCAGTTCCGATAGATGCGCCAGCTCCGGCTGCATAATAATCAGCCAAGGTGTTAGGATTTCCACTCTTATCGATGATGCCAGTAAATTGAACCGATCCAAATGCGGTATTGTTTGCGGTGCATCGAATCGATGGCATCTGCGTCACAGCGGCATTGTTGATCGTGTAGGTTGCGTCAGCCGAAGTGATCACAAGAGCCTTATCGGTCGATCCGTAGATCGATGCGCCAATCGCAGTTCCGCCATATGGGAAAAGAGTGGTCAATGCTTCGATCTCGCCAACTGGTTCAAACTCGACAACCACTTGGAAGTCGGTCTTTGACTTTGCAACGATGCCGTACGCATCGGTTTCCTTGTCAAAGGTGGAATTCGTCATGGTGAGCGAAACCCCGCCTTTGCTGTAAAAAGTAGCCGAATCGTAAGCGATCTTACATGGGCCACGAACGATGGTAGTGCGATCAAATGTTGCCATAATATATTATCTTTCTGGATCTGTGTTTGTTAAACCAATTGGTATTCTGAAGGTTAGGACTTGCTGGAGCATCGATTCATTCGCCTGTTGCGACATTGAATCGAATAGCAAAACTCCGCCAGACAATGCAAGCCCTTCGGCGTCCAGCGGTTGATGGTGATGAATGAGCCGACAAACGGCTTCTGCAATTTCGGTGCAGGATGGTTGCTTTGAACCGCGAGAGCGCCACAGCGATGGAATCTCCGAAACGATCACCTTGAATGATGAATCGCTCAAATATGGCCCGGGAGTATTTTCAGAATCCGTATCGGCTCCATCGAAGTTGACCAGCACAAATGCGCCAGCGGTCTGCATTGCGTTGAGGATGGATTTCTCGACATCCTTCTGATCCTCAACCAGAACAGGAATCTTTGGCACAGTACGGAAATAGTCATGATCCGCCAATCTCTTGGCGATGCTTTCCGCGATCTGGCGAATAATGCTCATGGTGAGGTTGAGAAATCCATGACGGAGGATCCGCCATATCGAAACGAGGATGCGGACGAATAAGCGAAGCTAGATGCGCCCGGATCATCCGAATCGGCATCATTCTTTGCTAGGTCGTCCAAATAGTTTTCAGCTTCCTCAATGGATGACTTGCGATCATCGCCATTGAATTCTGCCAAGGAAGGGAAAGCATCGGATAGCAAGCGTCTTGCGAGAGCGTAGGCGTGCCTTTGCGCCCCGGGCGGGACATAGACGCCAGAATTGACCACGGGCGGCAATCCGCGCTTTCTGCGGCCAGTATTGACCCGCGAAGCGATGTCTAATCCAACATGAGTCAGAACCTCCGTCACCTTTGCTTCAGGTGCGGCGGATTCAGCCAGCAACGCGGCGATCTCGTCAGATCCGAGTCGTCCTTGCAGTCCAGCGAATGTTAGTTCTGCCCATGCCATATGTTATTCAGAAAATTGCCGCTGATCCGAGGGAAATGAACAAACCCCAGACCAGCGGCATTTTAAGCAACCAGCTATTAGAAGAGGAGCTTGGTGGTGAACGAGCCAGAGAAGGTTCCCGAGCTAGTGTCAGCAGTTTGCGCGACACGAATGTAGCGGCGAGTAGCTGGGCTAGTGCGGAAACGGATGGTCTTGGCGATCGTGCCAGATCCACCAGCAACTTGAGGTGTCGAGATTGAAGGATCAACCGCCGTGAAGTCGGAACCATTGGCGCTGTCTTGCAGCGCGTAGGTCAGAACCTTGGTGGAGGTGATACCAGCAGCAGCAGGAGCAGCCACTTCAACCACGAAGTCTTGAACATCGCCACCGAAGACTTGTTCAAGATCGAAGATTGCGGAGGTTGCACCAGCTTGGGCGATTGCCACAGACGAGCTGTAGGAAGCGTCCTGTTGATTGCGATTGAATTCGTAAGCCATTGTCGTATTATCTATTTAGGGGTTAGGATTAAGCAAGGGCTTCGTTATCAGCGATCGAATCGGTGATGATGATCGGGATTCCGAACGATTCAGTCGGCGTGCCGGGAAGAACACCCGTGAAGGCTTCTTGCTTGGTGCTAGCGGTCATCGTACGGCTGATCTGAAGTTGGAATGCCGAGCGGCGGCTCATCAAGAGATGAGTTGGGCGCTCACCAACAGGGAATTTCGAGAGCAGTTCAGCGATCTTTGCATCGGTGACACCCTTGCCGGAGTCAGCGGTACACTTCTTGATACGGCCAATTGCGTACTTATTGACGCATTGAAGACCGATCCAAGCGGTGAGATCGGAGATGTAAGCAGCGAAACGATTGCCATTGGCGTCGGTTGCGTCACCTTCGCGGAATGGCGAGAGGTCGAAGCTAGTGCCGTTACCATAGACATACTGAACACCTTGGTTGCCAGCCTTGATAGCGTAGACCGAGGAGCCAGTTCCAGAGGTGGTTCCAGCAGCGTCAACGACCAGCTCGTCACCGAAGGTGGTGATGAACTCTTGAAGACCGATGAAGCCCTTGCTACCAGCGCTGCGACCATAGATGGTCTGCGAACCGACAGTCGAAAGAGCGGCACGCATCACGCCAGCGCCTTCGATGGCTTGGAGTGCTTCTGGGCCGTCTTCGTAGCCGCGTGCAACAGCCTTGTCCACTTCGATACGAGCGGAGAGGATGAATGCTTCGACGAGACGCTCGGCAAAGTTAGACTTGGTAGCAGCGGTTCCTTCGTTAGCGGAACGGAATGCAACGGATGGACGCGAATTGCGAACCACGGTCTTATACGAGGTTCCGCGAATCGTGCGGGCGGGGATGGTCACAACTTCAGGGGAAGCGGTGGCCACTTCTTCGATCAGGCCGACAACGGGATCAGCGCCGTTGAGCTTGGCAAGATCAAGCAGAGTAGTGTTATTAGGCATATTGTTTTTCTATTGGGGATTATTTGTTAAGCGATTGGGCCTTGAAAGCGGCTTCAACGCGAGCAAGACCAGTAAGAGCGACGGCAGGAGTTTCTTCAATTCGGCCAGCGAGAATCGTAGCACCATTGATTGCGTCATTGCTCGGAAGCGATGCAAGAACCTTGGCAGCTTTTTCGTCAGCAAGGATCGCGCCCTTCCAGAATGCCTTGGCATCCTCATCTTGGGGAGCGATACGGCCAGCCTTGATAGCTTCGTCGATAGCGAGATCAGCGGAAGCCATAGCCTTTTGGCCAAGTTGCTTCTTCATGTCTTCGTATTCCGACTTGAGCTTGCCGTAGGCGGCTTCCATGTCAGCGAGTTGTTCCTCGGCGGACTTTTTGCCAGCGTTAGCGGCTTCAACTTGCTCGGCAAGCGAAGCGGATTCACGAAGCGCAGCAAGATTTGCCTTGGCGGTTTCAAGGGCGGTTTCTGGCGATTCGCTCGCCTCAACCAGACCCAATTCGATCAGTTGTTCAGTCATATCTGTGTTATCGTTATGTGATGCGGCAATGCGCGGGATTTCCTCAAAAGCTGGATCATTTACCAGCGATCCGATTTCGCCGCGCTTTGCGAGGCCAGTCGGAATGCCATCCTTGGAAAGCAGGAAAGTAGGGGAAAAGTAGCTATAGTCGCGGCCTTCAACTGCCTTGCGGCCAGCTTCAGTCCATTCAACATCAAGCACAAGGCCAACGCCATCTTCGTAGCGGAATTCCTTGGGGATAAATGATGCAGCGCCTTGCTTATGGTCAAAACCAGCAAATGGGCGGACATTAGACTCAAAACGCTTATTGAGGTCTTCAGCGAATGATGCAGCAACCCGTGAATCGACGAGAACATCGACGGATTTAGCCTTGCCGCCGACAGTCGCATTGATGCGGTGTTGACCTTCAGGAAGATAGACAATTGAACCAGCTACATCGGAGAGTTCCGATTGAATTGCAGCGGTTACAATGTTTGAATTGCGAAACATCGAGGGGAGATAATCATATATACTCATATATGTCAAGTATCGAATTGAGAAATTAGATAATCCAATGCGCCATCGAGAAACGCATTAACATATGAATCCTCTGGCGGCAATGCATTAGGCCAAGGCTTATGAGTCACAGACTTAACCAAAGCATAAATTGGCTTAATTCCGTTTGGAGCGCCTTCATCAACTTCCGCCAAGATGTTCTTAACTCTGAATAGCGGATTTATTCGATTGGGATACTCTTTAGCAGTCTTCGC